ACGATAAAAAAATCAAACATCTATGCCTAACCTTTTTTTTGCATCTTCTCTAATTTTAAATGTTTCTTCGTCATAACAACCCCAACCTGTTACTTCTTTATTGGTTTCAGCTTCATAAATGTCAACTTGTTCCCATATTTTTTCGTAGTCACAAATTTCTACTTCACTATGCACATATTCAAGTCCATTGGCTAAAAAAAATATGACAATCCATTTCATTCCTGCTCCTTTGCAAATACATACAAGTGATCATCAAAATGTGTACATCTTTGCACATGAATCGCTTTCATTTTGTGACCATCATATTCAAAATTACTATCCATAACTATTTTTGATCTTTCTGGAATAGAAATGTGAACACCTTTTCTGTAATCATTGTGTTGTAAAGAGTCATCTCTGTATCCTTGAGAATAGTTTTTATTATCTATATATACTAAAAAAGATGACCATCGTAAATCTTTAGTCATCTGCATGACCATTCATTAGTTTTTTTTTGTATTTACTTACATCCAGTTTGTTTTTTTTAGCTTGAAATTCAACATATTCGTGAACTAATTTTGAAATCATAGAACCAGGAGCACGAAATTTCTCTTCGCACAACCCCTTTAATAAAAAATAATCTTCCGCTCGAACAGCGACAGATTTCCATCTAGTAGTATCCATTATAGATCCTTTCTTTTCTAATTAATAATATTTAAAAATATAGGGCATAATGGGAGAAGTCAAGCGATATTGACAAAATCCACAAAAAAAGTATAAAATAAGAGTATGATACTAAATAATTTATTATCGCAGAAGATGGCTTTAGAATCTCAATGGAACAGTATGTACACAAATACGGGTATTTATAGTGTTGAGATGAAAGCAATTGAAAAAAGAATAGATGCAATAAAATCACAACTTGTGATTGCAGATATTCAAAAAGCAAAGTCTTCTAGCTAGCAGATCCAAAGTCGTCACCTAATGCGACATCAACTACGCTTGGAACATTTAGTTGCACGCAACCCTCCATCGCTCTCACAATTTTTTCTACATCCTCCTCTAACACATTAAAACATAACTCATCGTGTATTTGTAATAATGGTTGATACCCTAACTCAACACAAGCAACAATTGCTTGTTTCGTTTGATCTGCAGCAGAACCTTGTATCAATCTATTTAAAGCTTTATATGTAAAAGCTCTTTTAATATTATTAGTGCCATATTTAGCGCTAGCATTTTCAAAAGTTTCTGGAGTGTGAATACCAAAGTCACGAGGCTCCCACATATCAAACCTACATTTACGACCTAACTTGGTTCTAATAACACCCTCTTCATTTGCTTTTTTCATACATCTATCAGATAACATTTTTACAAAGGGTGCTCTTCTATTAAACTTACCAATTAAAGCACTAGCTTCATCAAAACCAAGACCCAACATATTAGCTAATTTATTTTTGCCCATTCCATACATCAAACCTAATCCAATTGTTTTGGCTTGTTTACGATCAATCCCCACTAAATCCGCTACAGTTTGATGAAAGTCAGCATCTGCATTGGCATAAGCTTCAACTAACTCCTGTGACCCCTCATATCCCTCACCAATACTAGATGCATAGTGGACCACGAGTCGTGGTTCTTGTTGCGAGTAATCAAAGCTACCCCACTTATATCCTTCTTCAGGTAAAAACAAACCACGAATTAATGGCCCAAACTCTTTATTTCTAGCGGGTAATTGCTGTAAGTTAGGACTGCTCATAGATAAACGTCCTGAAACAGTGCCACCATTATCAGAGCGTAATTGATTTATCTCTGCATGAATCCTACCTTTGTATTCATATTTCATTATTGAATTTAAGAAAGTATTGTGAAACTTATTTATTTCTCTAGCGCTAATAATAAGTTTTGAAATTTCTGTGTCATTATTAACCAACCAATTTTGTGTAAAACTTGGTTCTTTAGATTTTGGCGATTTTGGATAGTCAATACCTAACTTATCAAAAGCAAAAGCAATTTGTCTTGCTGCCCATATGTCAATATCTTTACCAACTAATTTTTTTATCTGTTGTAAAATATCTTTTTCTTTTACAGCAAACTGTTTTTGTAATTGTTCAGCCTTCTCAACATTTACACGAATACCTTTTTTTCGCATTTTTATTAATGTAGGCAAAAGATTTTTTTCTAATTGCCAAATTGTGTCAAGGTTCTGTTTAAAAATTTCGTGTTTAAATCTTTGCCACAAAAGGTACGTGAGTCGTGCATCTTGTTCCGCGTAGTATCCTACATGCTCTGCTGGTAGCATCCACATTTCCATTTTTGGATCTACCCCGTGAGCCTTAGCTGCTTCATTTAAATCTGTTTCCGCTTTTAATTCACCAAGATAATCTTTAGCTAAAGAGTTTAGTCTATAAGTGTATCTATTTTCATCAATCAGTGCTCCGGCTATCATTGTGTCAATAATCTCTCCTTTGACCTCTATACCATAAGCATTCAACCACCCAACATCATACTGAGCATTGTGAAAAATTTTACGACAAGGTAAAGCGCAAACATCTGACATATATTGTAATACTTGTTCTTTTATTAAGTTACCACCACCAAAGTGACCAAAAGGATAGTATGCCTGAAAGCCTTCAGTAGCTACAGCAAATCCAATTATCTCTCCAGAGTTTGTAGCCCAACCAGAACCTAGACCCTCATTGATACCTGTATCTTTTGTTTCTAAGTCAATCGCAATTTCTTTGGCTTCACTTAAATCTCTGTAATCTAAGGGAGCTGACCAAATGTGTTTTTTAAAATTAAATGTAAGTTGTAGACTAGTCATTAGAATAATCTCGCTCAATAATCATATCTATATAATGTTTTGCTTTCTCTAGATCTTCTTTACCCCCTTTACCTTGATGCCTACATACGTACTTAATTACATTACCCTCGGCAAAAAGAATTTTATTTTTGTTTATAAATTGTGAGGGTTGAATATTAAAATCTCTGTAGTATTGTCCACCCTTAGACCAAAGGTTATTTTTTGTAGTAGTCATTTTTAATTTCTTTCAATAGATCAAGAAAAGTTAATTCATTTTTATCCTCTAAAAATTCAATAGTTAACATCATTCGTAAACCATCATAATTTAAAACCATATGCTCTTTTTGGTTGTTAAACAAAAACCTTGTGCCTGGATAATATTGTAGTTCAGTCACAGAGTGTTGTATATCTTTGTGATCTCTAAAAAAAGTGTAAGATGTGTTTGGTGTAGCTATCAGTGAATTAACACATACACCTCTATTAGAGTCAGTATGCCAGTTATACATAG